TTACAACAGCAAGGTTTATAAATGATGTTTCTTAGACTAATTTATGAGAAAAATATGGGAAACTAAAGAATCAATAGATAGTCTTGGAAAACCAGCAGGTATTTTTGGTATCACTCACCCAAATCAACTATCTTCATATTCAGACCGTGACTCTGTAGGTTTATATTTTGAAAACAAAGCTGCTGCCCCTGTGGATACCTGTGTAGGATCAAATTATACTGCTTCAACTCTTATTCCGGTGACGCCAGTGGATGTGACTAAGCTAAGAATAGGGATGATAATTGATACTGCCCACTCCCCTAATAAATATTCAGGGGTAATTACAGAATGGGCTTCAGATGGCACACAAGTAACTGTGTCAGCGTGGTATGAGGTAACAGGGACAACAGGAGTGGCAGGAACTCCGCCGAATGGTGTCGATGCTTATATTAATCCTTTTACGAAGGCATGGGCAGGTAATGCGCAAATAGAACTTGACGCAAATTCTATAGCGACTCGTGCGGTAGGAATGGAACTTGGATGTAGGAATTCAAAGACGGTTTTAGCCATTGGTGACGCAGACTCTGCAACGAATTATGTATGGGGTTATGATGCGGTAAGTTTTGGGCCTAACTATTCAACCTCTGGGTTTATTGCTAGAGGGGGATTTCTTCGTGGTTTTCATGCGTCAGGAAACATTGAAGCAGGAATCTCTGTAACCGCTCGTAACGGGGTATTTCCAGTCACAGGGTTTGAATCCAGATGCGACTCCGCATATCAAATTAATTGTATGCCTGACGGGGTAAACTCAGCGTTTAATGTCAGAAATAGTGGCACAATGGATATAGGCAGTTCTGCTACAGCAGCAAGCAGGTTCATTAGACTACGCTCATCTGGACTTACTGCTGATTACGATGCAAGAATTTTGTGGAGTGGTGGTAGTGCTTCGACAGGTCAGGGAACATTGAGATTTACTGCGGCAACCTTAGAAGCACAAGGGGTTTTCAGACCTTATACAGATAATTCATCATCACTTGGTGGGGCATCTAACAGGTGGACAACTGTATATGCAACTACAGGTACAATCGACACATCAGATGCCCGCGAAAAACAGGACATATATCTGTTGGATGAAGCTGAGAAACGGGTAGCATTATCCCTTAAAAAACTTGTAAAAAAATTTAGGTTCAAAACTGCCGTTCAAGAAAAGGGTGCTGATGCTAGAATCCACGTTGGAGTTATTGCACAAGAGGTTATCTCTGCGTTTGCAGCAGAGGGATTAAATGCCCATCGCTATGGCATCCTTTGTTACGATGAATGGGAAGAGCAAATTGAAAAATTGGATGTCTCCGGGGAAGTATTGCAAGAACAACGGATTGCTGGTGATATGTATGGTATTCGGTACAATGAGTTACTTGCCTTTGTTATAGCAGCGCTATAAAACTAAAGGATGAAATAGACAAAAAGCTAAGCCTAATCAACACTATCACAAGGACTAACATGGAAAGCATAATCGCACAGCACTACGCTGACCTGCTTAACGCAAGGAATAAGCAATGACCATCTTCATACCGCCATCATCACTTCCTGCGGACACAATGCGCTCAATCGCGCAGGACAGTTTTGAGCAGATCAAGGTTTATGCGCCAGGGGTGGATATTGATGCCGCCGATGCCGCGCGCGCGCTGAGTCTCACGAACCAGATGCTGGGTGAATGGGCAAACGAGAAACTGGTTTGCTTCGCCAACTTGGAGCAATCCTTCCCGCTTGTTCCGGGGGATCGCACCTACACGATCGGCACCGGCGGCGATATCAACAAGGTCCGTCCGCTGAAAATCGAAACCGGACCGGGAATCGCCTATCTGTTGGACTCAAGCAGCAACCGTTTTGAAATTGAAGTCATCGAGCAGGATGAGTGGAACCAGATCAAGCTTCTGACCGTGACAGCGCAGTACCCGAACAAACTATTCTACGATCCGCAGTATCCGCTGGGGATCATCAACATCTTCCCGACACCTGAAACAGCGCATACGGTGTACTTCGACTCACGCCTGAAACTGGCCAGCATGAACGCCCTGGATACTGCATTCAGCCTGCCGGATGGGTACGCGCAGGCGATCAAAAGCAATCTTAGCGTCCGGCTCTGGCGGTATTACAAACAGGGGGCACCAGACCAGGACTTGAAAGACGAGGCAAGCAACGCGCTGGCGGCGATCAGGCGCACAAACCTGAGGCAATCACCGGTGCAGTATGATACAGCCATCGTGAACACCGCCGCGCGCGGCTACAACATCCAGAATGATTCATAGTCATGTTGAGCCCGATTTTTGACAGTTTCAATCGCGACAGGTCAAGAAGTGGGAATACTGACCAGTGCGTGAACATTTATCCTGAAGACATCGACGGGCCGAAGGGGCCTGAAATCGGACTGCTTATCAGCGTGCCCGGAAAGCGGTTGCTTGGAACAATCGGCCCCGGCCCGATCAGGGGGATGTACGAAGGCAACGATGGACTGATGTACGTGGTAAGTGGTGCCGGGGTGTATTCGGCCACCACAGGGTACGCGGGCACCCTGCTCGGCACGATTGACAGCAGTTCTGGTGCCGTGTCGATCATCAACAGCCCAACACAAATTCTTGTTGTGGACGGTACCGGCGGATGGGTGTGGGATAGGGTTGCGCTGACCTTTACGAAAACCATCGAAAATGCCGGGACTGATTGCGTGAATCCTACGGCCGCCATTTATCAGGACGGCTTCGGCATCGTCAACTCTGACGACAATCAAATCTACCAGACGAACTACAACGACCTGGCCGCGATGACATCCGGATCACCGGCGACGGCAAACAATGCATATGTCCAGAACAGTTCAAAAAATGTGGTTACCTTGTTCGACCTGAAGGAAGAGGTTTGGATATTCAAGGAAGATTCGATTGAGATATGGATCAACCAGGGAGCAGCCGGTTTTGCCTTCACGCCGCTGCAGGGCGTGTCTATCCCGGTCGGCTGTTCCGCGCTGGCATCCGTGGCGCAACTTGGCGAAAGCATCGCATGGCTTGGTGGCAGCGAACAAGGCAACGGCGTGGTGTATATGTCGGTAGGCTATCAAGCCGTCCCGATTACCACCCCCGCACTATCAACCCGGTTCCAGAATTTTTCATCCTTGTCTGATGCGGTTGCCTGGGGGTATCAGAAGGACGGGCATTATTTCTACGTGATCACGTTCCCAATCGAAGGGGAATCGTGGGCATATGACCTGAAAACCAAAAAGTGGCACCGCCGCGCGGGGTTCAATAATGGCGTCATGACACGCGACATCGCCAATTGTTCCGTATTTTTCAACGGGCTGAATATCGTTGGCGACTACCAGAACGGGAACATCTATGCGCTGGATAACGAGGTTTTTACCGACAATGGGATGAACAGGAAATGGGTGCGGTCGTGGCGCGCGCTTCCTTCTTCCATGCCGCAAGGTGTACCAATGAGCTTCGATTCACTCCAGATTCTGCTGGAAACCGGCATCACCGTGCCCGCCGGGACGAACCCGCAGATCATGCTGCGCTGGTCAGACGACGGTGGGTACACATGGACGCAGGAATTTCAAGTTCAAATGGGCAAGACGGGCGAAACATCATGGCGCGCAATAAAGATCCGTTGCGGTTCAACCAAAATCGGTACCGGCATGGACCGTATTTGGGAAATCTCAGGGGTTGATCCGGTCGAAATCAAGATCACTGGTGCTACCTTTGAGGGCGGCCCAGCATAGTTGAAATCGCCTGCAATAGCGAGTAATGTGTTCAGTATTGAAAGCGGCAATAGGGCCGGAAAAAGGAGAATAAAAATGGAATTACAACAAAGAATACTGAAAAGTGCAAGAGAACAAAACAACGAATGGCATAAACCAAAATTAGGAATTTATCACG